TGGAAAATTCCCACTTATTCCCGGCTATTCCCGCTTAATCCCGGATAATCCCGCATATTCGAATATGTTTTTTTGGGAGGAATGTAAGAGCGCGGAAAGATTGAAAAGGGTGGTTTTTGAGTGCGAAAAGGGTGGTTTTTCTGCGTAAACGGCGGCGCGTAAGAGGGCCTGTTCCGGCCGGCATTGAGTGCAGGACGGGCGCTAAAACTCGCCAATGCTCTGGCTCAGCGGCGCAGCTGTGGTGGTCCTGCAGCTCAGGTGCATTGGCAATTCGGCACGATGAGTTTGTAGGCGTTCTCGCCGGCCATGTAGGGCGGCGGATCGATACGGATTGAGCCGCTGCAGCCGCCGCTTCCCGAAACGCAGCCGGGCGTGCCAACGGGGGCGGCGGCCGGGTCCACGTAGAACGTCTTCTCGCAGTAGTTTCCCTGCAAGGCAAACCAGCCAACGAGCTTCAAGAAATAGCCCAGGAATCCGCCGCCAATATTCGGCGTGAAGAAGCCCGTAATGTTCGAGGGCTCGAAGACATACCATGACGCCGCGCGGAGGTCCGGAACGTCGCTGATCTGCTCGGCCGGGCAAGTATAGACGACGGCCGGCGGCAGCCGGTGATCGAGGACATCGCCATTCGGAAATGGCGGGTAATCGAAATCTTCGGACGGCGTCGCATCAAGCTTGAACCAGGCGAGCGTGTCTGGCCGATAGAGCGCGATCTGCGCGTCCACGTCGGCTTCAACAGCGCCGACGGCATATTGATTCGAAAGGAGCCAGTCGCGCCGGGTGACGACGGCGTTCGGACCTGGAGTTCCAGTAATCTGGCGGGCAAAGGTGTCGCTAATAACCCAATCAGGATGCGCGAAGCCGAGCCCGGCCGGCAGCGGCATGACGTCGCCGGTATGCGTGATGTCGCCAGTGAGCCGATTGATGTTGTCAACGCCGGCTGCGGTAATGGTGAACAGGATCGTCCCGCCTGGTGAATAGAAATCGCTTTGTGCGGTGGCGATAGAACTCAACCATTTGGTCCGGTAGGGCGCGACGAATCCGTTGAAGCCGAATTGCGCCTTCGAGAAGAGCGCGAATTTCCACCGCATGCAAGGTGTGCAAAAGCTAATCATGGGTCGGGAACGAATTGCGAACAGAGAACGTAAATAGTGCCTGGAGCGCCGTCCTGGCAAACGTTCAGCTTGCGGATTCGAAGGAAACGCCCGGCAGCCTTGTCCGCCGGCGCGATGTCATTCGTGTTAATCAGGACCGATCCGCCGACCGGCGCACCGGGGTTCGCCGGGCCTTGCGGCGTCCAATAACTGAAGCTCGCGCCACTGTCCGCGCCGGTTACCTTCTGTGCGCCGGCGCCTATGACATCTTCGGACACGACACTTTGATTCATGAAGCCGGGCGTGCTCGGAGAATTATTTATCGGCATCGCCGTGCCGAGGCCGACTTCGGTCGCGGCCGTCGCCGACCCGCTGATAGCGACGCCGGGTGAATAATGAATCAAGCGATTGCGATTGATCCGGAGCAGCTCCACCAAATCATTCGCGCCAAGGTCATGTGGTGGACCGAACTCAATAGTCGTCGTCCCGGCATCCACGTTCTCAGTGACTTGCTGCACCATGCCCTTCATCGTGGCCCAGGCGGTTTGGTCGCTGCCGAGGATGTTGAAGAGCTGACCAATGGAAAGCTGTCCGGTCACCTCCTCTTCCTGAAGCGTCAGTGAGCCCTCGAATTGAAGCACGCTGATGGCGTCGTAAAGTTTTCGCGCCAAGCCGACAGGGATTGGTTCAGCTTGCGTCGTGACCTGCGAAGTCTGGAAAGAGCCGCTGGTCGCGTTCGTGGATCGCGCGGGAACGGAAACGGTATGATTGCGAACTGAGTGACCGTTCCGAAAGACAATGTTCGCGCGGCAAGTGAAAGTAAGCCGCTGTTCGTTAAAGCCCATCCAATCAGCGATCTGGCCGTCAATCAACTCGCGCGGATAGGCGTGATCCGTATCGCCCGGCGTGGAAGGCTGGCGCTGCACTGTGCCGCCTACAATTTCAAAGCTCGCGATGGGATTGGTCGGGTCGGCGTCGGTGTAATCGCTCGAAGCGCCGAAAGGCCGATATTGCGGATGCCGCGCCAGCCACCATTGCGGGTTGGAAGTATCAAAAGCCTGCACCGCCAGCCTCGCGCGCGTGTTGCTCGATTGCTGGCCCTGCAGGTCCACCGTGAAACGCAGCGCGGAGAAGTTCGCCCGCGGATCGGTCGGCAATGGGTCCGGGTATTGGTCAACCGCGACGCCCATCCAGGAGACGCCGTCCACTGTATTATTCTGCTCGTAGCGGATGAGCACGTAGGAAGACTGCAGGTCGTAGCGCGCATTGATGCTTAGATCGGCGATCAAGTTTCCAGCCGCGAAAGCCAGGTTGACCTCGGCCAGATCGGCGCGGCGTTTGCAATGAAAGGTCGGCGGGCTGGTCGCGTAGTCAAACCAGGTAACTGCATCCGGCGAGAAGCGCAGCATCTTGTGGATCACCTCGGCGCAGGTGATGTCGCGAACCTCGTCAAAAGGCGGGTCCACGTCCGGTGTGATTGTCCCGATCTGGAAAGGTGGCGATGCGCTCACGTCCACGAAAGGCTTTAAGGCCCAATTCAGCGCCTCAATTATTTGCTGGCCGGTCGTCTGTTTCCCGAGCGGCGTTTCCGGCGCGGTGGACGCCAGATTCAGGAAGCAATGGCTCACATATTCCTGCCGATAAACCTTGTCGCTCGTCGGATCGCCGGGCGTGGCGTAGTGATCGAGGATGTTGAAGGTCTTCTCGAAGACCAGGTTGTCGAGATACCACCAGGGACCGGCGAGGACGTAGGAATTGCTCTCCTCGTTCGGCGATCCGCGCCGGGGAATCTGGATGACGATTCCCTCAAACCATTTCGTGCCACCGCTCCAAACCCCACCGCTATCGCGAATCCGGTCGCGCCGGATGATCAATGTGTCCTCGAAGGGCGTGAAGAGGTCCGCCGCATCGACGTTGCGGGCGTCTGCAACAAAAGTCACTTCATCCGTGCCCTGGGAAACGCGTTTGCGCTGGAGCTGGCTGAAGCCCCATTCCGCGAAGGTCCGTTCATCACCATCGAGATCGAGTGTCCAGTTCATTTATCGGCCGTTCAATAGCCGCTTGAGTTGGGCTGCGAATTCGACCTGGTCCCGCTTGATCTGCTCCAGGATTTGAAATGCGGTGCCCATGTTGGAATTCATGCTGGCGATGGTGCCGTTCTGCGCCACCGGCAGACCGGCCTGCGCGCTGGCAAATCCCGCGGCGCCGCGGCTCGCTTCGCGGGTGACCTTGAGCTGCTCGGTCAAATCCGCCAGTGCCTTTATCATCGCCGTTGTATCGCCAGCGTTCTTCAGCGCCTGATCCTGGACATTGCCAAGGCTGCGGGCATCGGCGCCGGCGGCGACCTTGTCGCGGCCAACCTGCCCAGCCTGTTGTGCGATGGCGCGACGCTGCGCCTCGACGGCGTCATGCGCCTCAGCGTATTCGCGATAGAGATTCGCCCCGCGGCCGCCGAGTCCTTTTTCAAAGCTCGACTTGGCGTAATCAAAGTTGCCGTAGTCTTCGACCTTCTTGCGCCGGTCCTCCTCCAGCTTCGTTAAATCCTTCAACTCGGCTTTCAGCGCGTCAAGGTTCGCCGCGTCGGTTTCCGCCTTCGCGGCCGAGGCCTCCGCCTGCTTTTGACGGCCGGCAACGATGGCATCCAGCTCGACCTGGATTTTCTTCATCTCCTCGACGGCCGCGCGGCGCAGAGCGACCTGCTTGTTCTCGAAATCCTCCTGGGCCTTGAGCCGCGCATCGTTGCGCGCCTGCTCCATTGTGGCCAGAGCCAGCTGGTATTGCTCCTCACTCACCAACTTGCGCTTGTGCGCTTCATCAAGCCGGGCCTTCTCGAAATTATACTGCGCCTCGGCCAGGTTCTGCTGTGCCTGGTTGCCGGCCGTCATCGTGCTCAGTGTGGCATTGATGAATTCGCCGAAGCTCTGGATCGGCTTCATCAGCGCCTCGATCTTGGTCCGGTAATCCTGGGCGGATTGCTTCGCCTTATCGAGCGCGGCCGCGTGCGCGGCGATGCCGGCGGCGAAGGTCGGATTCTGCGCGAGGGAAATCATCTCCTCCGACGACTTGTTCATGTCGTCGATGGCGCTCTTGGCCTTGGCGAAGAAACCAATGGCGATGGTCAGCGCCGCGCCGATGGGATTCAGGAAAGCCTTCAGCGCGAAGCCGGCGACGGGAAATTCCTTGCCGAGTTCACGGACCGCTTTCTTGACTTCGCCGAGATGGCCGGTGAAGGGCTTGCTCTTGGCCGTGGCGTCTTTCGCCTCCTCACCCGCGCCCTTCAATTCCTCCTTGAGCTCGCCGGTCGCCTGCGTGGCCTTGATTGCCCCATCCACCTCGGCGCGGAGGCGGATCAGGATGTCCAGCGATTTGTCGGCGTCAGCCATGGGTTAGGCGGGGGTTTCGATCAGCGCATCGAGGAGGATCATCTCCGAGCCGGTCAAGGCGGAGCCGGGCTTGCCCTCTTCTTCGAGCGCAAGCGCGATGCGATGATCGAGGTAGGTCAGCGAGATTGTGTCTTCGACTTCCTTGTCGAGCGCCTCGTTGAGCAGTTTCATGGCGGCCGTGTCGGTGGCGGCGATGGCGTGGCCATCGAGGTCCGGGTTGTCGTTGAATTTCTTCAACGCGATTTCATTGTCCGCGATGGATTTCTCCAGCGCCCGGCGGAGGGAGCCGCCCATCTCCGGTTTCAATTCCGCCTTCTGGCGCTCAATCTCCTCCTTGAGCAGCTCCGACTGTTTCCGGCCGAACTGTTTGATCAGCTCGCCCTGGCGCTTCTCGTATTCAGTCACCAGCTCGATGACTTCCTTCAGCGTGCGGCCGGCCGCGTAACGTTCCCGGACCGGCATGGGGTCGGCGGAAAGTTTCCGCAGCGCCTCGATGAAGGGATAGGAAACGATGGTCCGCCCCTGGAGATTGTGACGTTGCGCGCCGGCGACGAGGTCGCCGAGCTTCAAGGTGATTTTGCCGTTGGTTTTTGAGCTGCGTTTCTGCGTTGGTGTTTTCATGCGTTGATTTATTGGTTGGTGAGAATATGCGTCGCCAGCGCGATCTGGTTGGCATTGAAGGCGGCCGTGGCCAGGAGGCAGGCGGTCAAATCGAAGGCCGAGAAAAAGGAGGTGGACCCGCCGAAGTTGGTCAGTGTGCGGCTGCTGATGGTTTGCGCTCCGGTCCCGATAGAGGCGCCATCCTGGTAGAAAACACAAGTGCCTGAAGTGCAGACAACGCCGATGGTGGAGAAATTGGTATAGTTGTCGATGGTGTTGGACTTCGGGTAATTGGATGCGCCGGCGTAGCAGGAAATCACCGGGCCGGCCGCGCCGCAAAGGACCTGGTGATCCGCCGCTCCATTGATCCAAAGAATCAATCCGGCGGCCGTCGTCGAGTTGGTCGTCTTCATGCGCACAAATGCGCTGAAGCTTGTGCCAGTGATCAGCGAGGAAAAAGTCAGCCTAGCCGTCGTGCCATTGAAGCGGAAGATTGGCCGACCGCGATCAATGTTCGTTTGAATAGTTGCATTGGCATTAGTCCCCGTCTTCGCATTGCCGCTGCGGTCGAGGGCGTTGTTCGAGCCATCCACAAAGCGCGCGTCCCACCATTTCGCCAGCGATGGAAGCGAAAGGGCCGATGGGCGGATGTGAGCCGCAAGTAAAGGCCGCATAGGTTAATAGCCCTGAAGGTAGGAGCCCCAGGTGATCCCGTTGACGCGCCAGATGGCATACCAATCCGTCTTCGCGCCGATGGTCTGGACCGGCGTGATGCCGCCCACCCAGCTCATCGCCGGCCAGGTCAGGGTCCAGTTGCTCGCGGTATTCGTGATCCCGACGTAAATCGTCTCGCCCTCGGTGACGTTGCTGAAGGTGAGCGTCGTGTTCGCTCCAAGGGTTTTGTAGCGATATTCGGCGACGGTCCAATCGATGTCAGATGCAGAGATCGTGGCCGTCGAGCCGATGAAGATGGCGCCGGTGATGGCGGCCGTGACCGTGAGCGAGCCGGTCATCGTGAGAACGCTCGCCTTCGAAAGCTTCAGGACTGAGGTCCCGCCGATCTGCCAATCGAAAATCAAACTCCCGGCCGCGCTCGCGGTATTGGTGACATTGAAGAGATGGCCGGTGAACGTCGTGCCCGAGGAATTCCACGTCGGCGTATGCGAGTAATTACCCTTGCTCGTGTTCGCGCCGGCGCCGCCGTCATACCATTTGGCGGCCGAGCTGCCGCAATTCGTGATGCCGATGGTCAATCCATCCGTCGAGCAGTAGACGCCATGTCCGCCGCCGTTGATGCCGACGGTCACACCCGGTGAAGCAGCGGCCGCGTCGGTGTTGACGATGACGCGCGACCAGGAGGATGTCCCGGTATTGGCATTATTTGCGCAGACGGTGACGTTGCCGGCGCTGCTGATGGAAATGCCTGTGCTCGCGACGGGCTGCATCGTGATGCTTGTGCTCGCGCCGGTTGTAAATGAGCCACTCGCGCCGACCGCGACTGCGCCGGTCGAAGGATTCACGGTGAATGAATCGAGCCAGCCGGAATCATCAGGTTGGAATTTGCTGGCGACGAATCGTGGCACGCGGAAAAGGCCATTCTTGAAATCGAAGTAAGCTAGGCTGTAGTTGCCCGCGGCTCCGCCCCCAAAAGCGCCGGTGCAATTCGTCGAAGCGATGGCGAGCCCCTTCAGGTTTGTCGAATCGCTGTTGAAGATCAGCAGCGAGTTGCCGGGAATGACTGAGGCGATCCGGTTCGCCGGAACGTAAGTGAAGGAAGAGCCGACCAGGTCGATAATCGTCGCCTTGCCGCTGCCATCATCGCCGCCAGTTACGACATGGCCAATGCTCGCTCCAGAATTGTTTGTATGGATCGACCAGGTCCGGACCCAGATTCCGTCATCACTTTGGGTCTGGTATCCAATCGTGCTGCCGTTGAAATGGAAATCGAGCCGATACATTCCATGCGTGCCGTCCACGTCCGCCATCGTGCCAACACTGCCGACCTGCTTGACGCCCGTCGGGAAATTGAATTCGTGTTTCCAGTCGCTGGTCGTCGTTGAGCCGGAGAAATAAAAGAACGGAGCCTTGCCTCCATAGTAGGCCACGCCGAGCTGACCTTCGAATGCCGGCGTCTTGCCGGAGTAATCCCCTTCACCGCTTCCGCCGCCTCCGGCTGACAATTGATAGATGCCGACGTTCGCGCCGACCGCGCGCGCCGTGCTGGCATTTGTGCCGCCGACCGCCACGGTGAGCGGCCCGGAAATATCGCCGCTGACGATCTGCCGCAGCGTCACTGCGCCGGTGCTGCTATCCGGCGTCGCCAGGACCCGGTTGGCAGTCTGGCCGCTCGCCGCGGTGATGGCCAGTGTGCCGCTCGAAGTGATTGGCGAGCCGGAAATTGAAAGCCAGCTTGGAACTGTGGCGGCAATGCTCGTCACTGTGCCGCCGGGATTGACGTTGAACTGCGAGAAGGTCAGGCCGGTCGAGCCAAGTGTAATCGGGTTATGCGTCGTGAGGATGAAACCCTTGTCCGCGTTGACCGTGCCTTCCTCCACGAAAACAAACAGGCCGCTGGTGACGTCCGCGTCCGAGTCCGCGTCCACCGCGCGAATCCATGCGCCGGAATGCGCGATCCAGATGCCGCGATTCGCCGCCGTCGAGTTGTCCTTGTCGAGCACGCGGTTGCCATCGACGAGGGTGACGCCGTCAATCGTCAGCAAACCGGAGTGCGCGACGTTCGCGGTCGTGGCCACGCGGACGGATTCCTTCGCGTCCACCGCATTGACGGCCGGCGTGCTTTGCCAGGTCGCGAAACCATAGCGGTCGCTGGTCAGGACTTTTCCATCGCCGGCGCCGCCGGGGATGACCAGGCCTTCGTTCGAGAAAATAATCTGAGCGTCGCCAGCGATGACGGGGATGATTTGCCCGGCCGTGTTGTTGTAAACCGGCGCGATCTGGTCGGTGTTGAGGAAGGATTCCCATTGCGCGCTGCTCAATCCATCGTCGATAAGGGTTGTCAGTGCCGAGACGGTCGTGTGCAGATAATAATTCCCATCGAGCGCGACGCGATAGACGTATGCGTTGGTGACTCCGCTGGGAGCGGTCGGCAGGAAAACGCGAATCGCGTTATTTGGCCCAACAACAGCCTGGCTTACAGGGTCGCTCGGCAGCGTGTGATTCTGGTCCGCATCGATCCAGACCACCTTGTAACTGGCGGATTCGCCGGTCTGATGGCCGATGCCCGGAGAAACCGTGATCGCCTGCGCCGTTGGCGCGGGTGGATCATCAATTGGGTCGAAGGTAATTTGTCCCGGCCTTACGCCGTTCCAAACTGTGTTCGGCGCGGCGAAGGTGAATGTGAGCGGCGTGGAAGTGATTTCCTCGATGCTGAGCGTGTCGCTGCCTTCGGGGACCGCAATATCGAACGAGGTCGAGAGACCGTCGGCGTTGATTTCGACGCGATAATTTCCGGCGACGAGTTGAATGGAGAATTCGCCGGTCTCGGGATTGGTCTTGATCGATTTGTCTGTGTTCGCGGTGATGACGCCGGCGCCGACGAGCGGCGTGGATTTCGAAATGAAATCGATCCGCGCGTGCAGCACTTCGCCCGCGGCATTTTCCAGGATTCCGGTGATGGTCGTCATGGAGCGAGTATTTTGATGGCGCGCAATTGCGCGAGGAGCCCGTTGAGCTGTGAGGTCGCGCTGCCCAATGTTCCGCTGGCGTCGGTGACCGCGCCGCCCTGGCCGTTGAGGCAAAGTGTGCCGCCGATCCAGATGCCGTCGCGGCAATCCACTCCGCCAATGGGTATGAACCAATGATAACCGGCCGGGTGCGTCGAGTTCTCGAAGCCCGAATAAGCCAGCTCATCGGTCCCGGCCTTGAAGCCGATGTTCAAATCAGAACCCCAGACGCGCAGCGAATAGCCCGGCGTGAAGCTGATCGCCGGATTCAGGCTCGCAGCAAAGGTCAGCGTGCCCGTCATGGTCCCGCCCGCGGAGGAGAGGCCGTGATTGAGGACGATGCTCCAGGAACCGCCACTCTTCAGGTAAACGTCCTGGTTCGAGGTATCGAGATAGTAATCCCCGTTGCTGCCGGTCCCGCCTGAAGGCGCGCCGCTGCCGTTCAGCCAGGTGGTCCCACTCGCGCCGGCGCCGGTGATGTTCTGCCAGGTGCCGTTGTAAACCTGCACCGTCGAAGTCGTCGTGTTGTAAACCAGCATCCCGGCTGCCGGCGTCAAGGCGGTGACCTGCGTCGAGGTGAGGTTGTTGAGCTTGATGCCCGCGTGGCCCGTGCCGGAGAAATTCAACAGCCCGGTCATCGCGATGGTGCCATCGGTCTTGACGCGGTCGGAGCCGGTCACCTTCGCGTCATTGAGCGCCATGCGGTTCTCGAACTTGCCGAGCGCGGACAAAATGCTGTCGCCCGAGCTGACGGTCCCGCCGCTCGCCGAGCTGAAGCCGGTCAGTAACGCTGCAATCGCATCCGCCTTCGCGCGGGCGGTCGTGTAATAAAGATTCGTCACCTCCGAAATGTTCGCGGTCGTCAAGGTGACCGCGCCGGTCTGGCTGTTGACGCTCGTGACCGCGCTGGTCGGTGTGAGCAATTCCTTCCAATCCGCCAGGGTCGAAGGCGAGTTGGTCGAGAGGATGAAGCTTTTGTTCAGGTCGGTGCGGATTGCGACGTCGCCCTGCTCGGCCGTCAAGGCGAGCATCGCGGCCTGGCTGGCGACGACCGAGACCGAGCTGATCGCCAGTGGCGGCAGGTAAGCGGTCGGAATTAGACTGCTGCCGTCCAAAGGACAAATCCCGCTGGCCGCCCCGCGCGCGGCGGTGATGCGCGCATCTGCCCGCGCGTTCGTGAAATAGAGATTCGAGCCCTCGGTCAGGTCGGATGTCGTCGCGCTTCCGGAAATCAGCCCGGCCGTCGCCTTCAAAACTCCGCTCAAGCCGGTGATCGTCAGCGCGCCGCTCAATGTTCCGCCCGCTTTTGGTAATGCGGCCGTGGCCGTCGCCTGGGCGGCAGCGACCTGGCTGTCGAGCGTCGCCAGGTGCGCGTTGATGCTGCTGAGGTCCACCGCGAGCGTGTAACGCGCATCGCTTTGCGCGGCCGTGTAGTAAGTCGGCGTAATGACCGTGGCCGGCGGCTCAACTCCCGCGCCGTCCTCGATGACAATCAAAGGCGTCGCGCCCAGGGTAATCTTGTGCGCCGGCGCGTCGTTGGTCAGCGCGCTGATGACGAGCCAGAAGGTGACCTGGTCATCAATCAGGTAAAGATTCGTTTCCCCGTTAGTGAACTGGACCTTGGCATGGCAATCATCCGGATCGCCCGCCTGCCAGTCTTCGAGCGTCAACCCCGCATTCAGGTCCGCGCTTGCAATGATCTGCGACATTAGCGGAAGGCCGGTCCGCGAATCGGCCGTCTTCAGCTCAACCGTGATGGAATCGATGTTGCCGATGTCCACGAGCGCACTGCTGCGGAAGAGCGCGAGCTCGAACTGCAGGTCTACGCCATTCCAGAATTGCGGCGAATTCCCGGTCAATACGTCGTTGATCGGCTCCATCCTGGCCGTGTCAATCGCCAGGCGAATTCGTTGGTTCGTGACTTCCATGGTCAGGTCTGGTTGATTTTGACAATTCCACCGATGATCCGGTAACTGTGCCGCGTCGTGCAGCCGCTGGTGGCGCTCGAAACAGATTCCACAACCGCATTCTTGATATAGCGCGTGGACGTCTGCTTACCCTTCTGGCCGGCGATGAAGGTCAGCAGGCCCGAGCCCTGGATGTTCGTCTCGTGTTCCAGGAGAAACGTCTCCGCTTCGAGCTGCGTTTTGAAGAGCCGCGTCGTGTCAAAGGTGACTTCCGTCCGCCGATTGCCGCGGTCGAATTCCCCGCGCGCTACGGCCCGCAGGAAACTTGCCTCCTGGACAATGCGCGAACCGTTGATCCGTAGGTTGACCATCGGAATCGGGTCCGGCGAATCGGCCAGGACAAAAGTATTCAGGGTGATCTTCAATGATTAGGTGATCGCCAGGGTGAAAAGCTCGTTCGCGACGCCGGCGGTCCACGTCCGCTTGCTGCTGAACTCGACCGCGTCGTGCCGATGCTTCCCGGTCGAATACATGAACGTGTAACCTTTCGGCCCGGCCTTTTTGATGGTGGCGGTGAGCGTCAGGCCGTTATTGCCGCTGCCGGCGATGACCAGGTCCGTGTTCGACTTCGAGAGCGATTGGCCGGGATAGACGAAGTTGGTGGATTGAAAGTTCAGCAGCGTGTCCACCTGCGCCTCGGTCAGGTTGTTCGGCGCGAACTTCGCCGAGGCCGTCAACGACTTGAGGACCATTTCGGTGTGGCCGAAATCGTCCGAGTCAATTGTTTCGCAGTCCATCGCGATGTCGATCTCGAAGCCGGCCAGCGAACCGATGACGTCGTAAGGCGTCGAGCCATAGGCCGCGCGGTAAATATCCGTGACAATCTTGGTTTCATCGAAGCTCGCGTCGGTGAAGCTGGCGCTGGCAATCGTCTTCCAGGTATTCGCGGCGGCCGGCTGCACGCTCGGGACCCCGAGACAGGTGATCGTCATGTCGCCAAAGAGCGTGTCGGTCGGTTTCAATCGAAGTTGCGGCAGCTTGGAGATCGCGCCGCGCGGGAAGGTGATGGTCTGCCCGGCCTTCGTGTGGATGACGACGGTCTTTGGCGACGCGCCGAAGATCGAGGAGCCCACGTCCGCGACGGCGTAGGGAAAATATTTATTCAGGTCCGAGACCTGGCCATCGGGAGTCCAGGTTAGCTCGGTCATCTGCGACTTCATGCGCTCATCAATCTTGCCGTCGAAGTCGGTTTCGATGTTGAACGTCTCGCGTTTGTTCTCAACTTTCAATCCGTCCTTCGAATAAAACGCCTTGCCGTTGTGAAGGATGATGGCCGGGCCGATGATGAGGGTGGGGAGAACTGGAGTGGGCATAATCAGGTGGTGGTTTGGGCGGTTTCAGAGGCGATGTATCCAGCGAGCCAGGCGCGGGCCTTGAGGGTGAGGTCACTGCCCGCGGAAAATGGCGCGGAGTAAAATGTCCCGACGCGCGGGACCGGGTTCTTGCCGTTCAAAGTGTAGAAGATGGCCGCGCCAGGCGTGGCGCAGGTGATCGTAAATGCGCCGTGGTCTTCGGCGATGATCGGCGTTGCGACCTGCGGCGGCGCGGTAGCCACGCCGCCGGCAGTCCGGAAATGCACGTTGCGCGAATCGAACTCGTCTTCAATCGTGGTAATGCCTGGATCATCCGCCACGACGGGACCGTTCGAGGAATTGACCGTTTGCTGGTGGACCACCGTCGCGACTTTTTCGGCGATGGCCGAGGCGGTCTTGCCCGTGCCGCTCGCGTCGTTATTGACGGTCGGATTCACGCTCACCAGGGCGACGACTTTGATGTCGTCAAAGAACGGGCCGAACACGTCCTTGAAGCTGATCTTGGCCTGGGGCGTGAGCACGATGACGACGGCGCCGATCTTGCCGCCTCTTTCGTTCAGCGGCCCGAGCGCGCGATTGATCTCGCTCTCGATTTCCTTCGTATGCTCGGTCAGGACCGCGATGTCCTCAAAGAAAGGATCGGCCAGAATCAAATCGGCTATTTCCTGCTGAATGGAATCAAGGATACCGGTGGTCATGTTGGCAGCGCCTCCTGGATGGCCTTGATGCCGGTGTCGCCATATTCATCGGTGGTCGGGATGATTTGCGGGTTGGCATCCTGGTTGACGCCGGCGCTCAATCGGAAAAGGAACTTCAACCGCTGGCGAACCGTGGAAAGGCCCGGCCCTTGCAGTTTCTTGCGTCCCCGCTGTGAGCCCGTCGAACGGTCCTCGAAACTCGCCTTCGCCAGCCATGCGCCCTTGCCGGGAATGACAACCAGTTTCAATTGCCCGCCGAAATCCGCCGCCGTTTTGCCGTAAGCCTCGGCCGCGACGGGAATCGTCAGCGCCTTCGCATTGACAGGTTTGATGACGCCGCCGTGATAACGCTGGCGCATGCCGATCTGCGCGATAGAGACCCGCGGGCCTTCGTTCGTCTCCGCCCAGTTCGTCGCCTTGGCAGCGCGCGACCAAAAGTTCGTCGTGGGAAATCCCCGCTTATTCGGCGGATTGGCGAGCAAATGCTTTTGCGTGAGCTTCGTTGCGGCCGGGCCGACCGTGGCATTGAGACGACGCGGCGTCAGCGCGGACGCCAGGCGCCGGATACTCGGCGTGGCTCCGTCCTTGACGCTGGCGTCGTAGGCAATCATGCGCGCAAATTGACGGTGACGTTTTGGGCCTCGGGACCTTTGCGGCCCTGACCGACTGTGAAGGAGACCTGATCGCCCTTGTGGAGGACCTTCCCTCCTGCTCCCCGGATCTGGGACATGTGAACAAAGGTATCGCCGCTCCGCTCCTTGCATTCGATGAAGCCGAAGCCCTTCAGCTCGTTGAACATTTTCACCGTCCCGTTGAATTGTGTTTTGTTGGTCATGTGCTGATGGAAAAAAGACTGCCTAAATCAAAAGCGGCGGGTTTCGCTTCCTCGCCCTGGTCGAGCAAGCCGAGTTCCTCGGCGTCCGCGCGGGAAACGTCCTGCGTCCACATCCCGGAATTGAAGGCGAAAGGCGGATAAGGATTGCCGAGCGTGTCCATGTATCCGCCGGCACCATCGCCGAGGGCGTCCCAAATGCCGGAGGATTTGAGCGCGACCATGCGGCCGCTGCGTTCCAGCACCCCGGCTGCAGCGGGGTCGTTGGCAACCTGCGCGGCCAGGTTCCAGCGCGTTTCCCAATCACGCGGCTGTTTGCGGTCCTCGAAGCGGACCAGCTCCAGCGCCGGGTAAAGGTCCACGACGTCGTCATTCAAATTCTGCTGCGCGAAATGACCCGCGCCCTGGGCAAGCTCGGTGTTGGTCTTGATGATGAGATTGAGCCGCGCGTCGCTCGCCAGGTCCTTGATTGTCCCGAGGTCCTCGCCGGCCAGGTAACCGCGGCTCTTCAAGCTGTCCCGCAAAGTTTCACGCGCCGTCGCCGGGTTCAGCCCCTCGGTGACCTTGCCCTCCGGGTTAGCGGCCGTCTTCCGATCCTCGCGCGTGTTCGTCTTCGGGTTGACCAGGCTTTCGACCGAGGCCTTGATGTCCTCCAGATAATCCGTGAGCGTCGTCCGCGCGGAAAATAGCGATTGCCGGCGCAATGAAGCATCGATCTGGCGGACCTCGGCTGATGACAAATCAGTCGGCAGAATCTTTTTGCTGATCAGGTGCTTCAATGCTTCCGCGAAAAAGTTCATTTGGGAACGGGGACTTGTGGATTTGGAGCGGGATCGCCCGCGGCGCCGGCCGCATCGTCATCGCCATCAGCCTGGAAATATTCCAGCAGCACCTGCAGTGCGGCGTCCTTGACTCGCTTTTCCTTCTCATGCAGTTCGCGTGTGCCCTTGCCTGGAACGGTTTCATCGCCATAGCCGGCAGTGACGACGCGCGTATAGTCGAGAAATTGCAGGGCGGCGAATATTCGCCCTGGCATTATGCGTTGTTGCTGCATAAACATTACAATCCGCTCAGCTTGCCGCGCGTTGCGCGCCGCGTTTCTCCGCTCACCTTCTCAAACGACGCGCCGCGTTGCGCCTCGCTCGGGTTCTCCGGGTCCTCAGGTTTCGAGACGACATCCTTGCAATCGGCGATCCGGTTCAGGTCCGTGTTGAGGACCTCGATCTTCTTCTTCTGGTCGTCGGTCAGCTTCAGGCCGGGGATCGCCGCCTGCATGCTCTCGATGGTGAAATAGCAGGCCGCCATCTTCAGCTCGGGCGGGACCGTGAGCGGCGTCGCGCTCAACTGGTTCGTCTTGCAGCTCGCGATCTTGAGCCGGATGCGGTTGACGGCATCCGTCATCGCGCCGGTGAAGCGGTCCGTCTGCCCCGAGGCCCGCGCGGCCGTGTTGATGGCCGTGACCTGCGCGCCGACCAGGTAGTCGTTCAGGTCAGCGAGCGTGATGGTGATCCAGGCGGGCATGCGTCAGTGATCGATGGCTCGAAGTTCCTGGCGCGTTTGTTCCGCCGCCGCGAGGTGCGCAGCCTTAGTGGCGCCGCGTTTGAATTTCTCGGCGGCGATGACATGCCGGTCCAGCCGCGTGCAGAGCCGCGCGACTTTTACCTGTCGCGCGACCCTGGCACGGGCGGAACGTTGTTGTGCTGTTAGCACGGTGAGCTCGTCGAACCGCTTAGCTAATCGTCCACTTCCGGATGCCGGTGGAGAACGTCACCACGATCTTCGAGTAATGCTCGATGGTGATGGCGACCAGCTTGCTGCTGATCTGCTGGACATAAACGCGGAGGAAGCCGCCGCCCTGTTCGGCATCGAATGCGGAACGGAAGCGCTTGATGTGCGAGGGGTCCTCGGTGTCCACGCCGTCCTGGGCGAAGAAGGCAATGACCAGGTTCGACAGGATTTCAGTCTTGGCCGCGGCGCCGCTCTGGTAGCGCTCCTTGCTGACCAACACGCGGTCCACCATCAATCGCTGGGCGATTTGTTCGATGCTCAACGCGGCGATCTGGCCGAAGGCGGTCGAGGTCGTCTGGGCTTCATAGCTCAGCCCGCGCTTGTTGAAGGCCGTGTCGCCATATATGACGCGATTGGGCCGGACGCCGGTCGCGGTCGTCGCGGTGATCAGATCGGTCAGCAGGTCGCGGTCCGGATTCTTTCCGGAGCTGGTGTCCCAGGTCAAAGCCTGGTTGGTGGCGGCGGCGAGCAGGGCCGTGAAACCGCGGCGCAGCTCATTGCGGTAGAGCCGGCGGATCAGCTTCGCGGTTTTATCCGCCTGCCAGTTGCCGGTGACGTTGTCGAGGTCCGCGATGTAGGTCAGGCCCTTGTTGAGGGTCTTGTCCGTGACGTCGGTCTGCGTGTATTCGACCGCCTTGAAGTCCGAGCCGATGGCGCGCTCGTCGTCAATGGTCTCCGACAGGAATTCCTCGGCGTTATTCGCCTTCTTCCATTCGAAGCGGCGGCCGACGTTCACCGGCGGGGCGATGAAGTTGAGCGTGGCCTCGATGTCGTTGGGGTCCCGCCAGCCCACGGCGTAAGTCGTGAGCGGTTCGGAGAAGTAAGTCCCCACGAAACGCGAGTCGTTCGCGAAGAGGATTTGCCCGGCCTGATAGCCGGCGCCGCGGTCGGGCAGGATCAAGTCCGGCTCGGCGGTTATGATTGTGGAATTTTTCATGTTCAGTGTTTGGATCGGGAATTGTTGGTTGATTGTTTGGGCTCAGGGTTGCGGATCAGGGAACGACGCGCTGGACCGGGACGCAGTGGGCGATTTCGATGACATCGCCGTCCGCGGCTGCGGCCGTGATGGCGCGGCCGAGGATATACCAGGTGCCGGTCGTCGCCTTGAGGGTGATGATCTTGCCATCGCCGTTGCTCTGGACGAGAGCGCCGGCGGTGATGGCCGCCTGGGCGACGACCTTGATCGTCCCCTGGGCGGCGCCGAAGATCGCCACGTTGGCGGATTCCTCGGCCGCAGTGGGTTCATCAGTGCAAACGCCGAGCGGAATGTCGGTGTTCGCGGCCGAGGCGGCGATGTGATCGGCGTCGCTGCCCTGTTTCACGACGAAGAAACGCGTCGCGATGGCGGCATCAGCCAGGTAACTGCGATTGCCGGTCGCGCGCCTCCCCTCCGCAATGTTCGCGAAGTGGACTTTCGGTTTGCGCGCGCGCCAGGCCAGCAGCGCAATGGAGGCCAGCAATAGGCAGGCCACGATGATTTGAGTGAGCGTGAAGTTCATAATTTGGAATCGGTCAGTTGTTTTTGTCGTCGGTGGTTGAGGGCGTTCAGGCGGTCGCAGCCGCGGGTTTCATGGCCTCGAAGAGGGCCGGGTTGTTTTTCTGGACGCGGGCGAAGGCGGTGTCGTAATCGCTTTTGCTGCTTTCCATTTCCGTCTTTACGAGCGTCTGCACCGCCTCGCGGCGATCCGACACATTCGCGATGCTCACCTTGCGGTCGCCCATCTGCAGCGTCTTCGAGGTGGTGTTCATCGCCGGCGCGAGCTTGGAGAGCGCGTCGGACTCATTCGCGAAGTTGGTTTCGACTGCGAGCTTCGTCGCCCACTCGGGACGTTGCGCCAGTGTGATGCGGCCGGCTGTGACGGCGGTATCCAGGATTCCGTCGATCCGCGCCTTGCGCTCATTCGCGAAGGCCGCTTGCGCGGCGGCCACCTGTTGATTGAGGGTCTGGAGCGTCGTGTCCCTGTTGGCGACTGCGACCTTCAGGCCGTCTCGTTCATTCGCAAGCGTCGTCTTCTCGGTGTTGAGTGTGGCGATGCTGGCGATCTTGGGGTCGAGCTGCTTGAGGCCGGCTTCGACCTGCTCTTCAGTGGCTTCGTTGGCGACGGTGATCCCGTGCCCGCCCAGCCACGCAATGATTTTCTTCATGTCGGGTGCTTTCGTTTGTTGCTCGTTCATCAGGTGAACGGGCAGGTTTGGGTTGTTGGTCAGCCCGGCGGACTTGAGAAGTCCAGGGCGGAAAATCGGTTTGCCATCAGCGGCGGAATCGCCGGTCGCATCAGCGGTCCAATAGCCGGAGAAGGCGCGATAGCGTTTGTTCTCGACCAGGTCGCTGCCTTCATTCGTGAAAATCGGTTTGCAATAAAGTCCGTCGTCGCGGACCTGCAGGTCGGTGATCATCCCCTTCGAAACCTTATCGGGATATTCATTGGCAAACGCCGGCACATCGGGATGGCCGACATAGATCGGGCAGCCGGTGACGTAACGCTTGATGGTTTGCCAGGGAGTTTTGAACTTCGCGACCATCGCCTCGGCGGCCGGGCGGTCGAGCTTCTGGAGCGCTGGAAACAATTTCCAGGAACCGTCCGCCTGGCGAAGCATCGCGCGGCCGGGATAATCGCCGAAGGGCGCGAGCTGCGCCCAGCCATCGGCGCCGACGCTCAGCTCGTTCGTGAACGTGGCGACCGCCATCGATTCATCAGTGTTCGCGAACGAGGAGGTGCGTCGACCCATGGTTGGAAAGAAGTGAATTTTCATTTGAGCGTGGGTTTATTTTCCGCGCCGGCGACGAAGGCGCGGGCGAGGATGGAATTGATTTCGGCGGCGGAACTTGGATCGGCCAGGATGTCGCTCTTGAGCTGCTCGAAATCGGCCAGCAATTTGCGCAGCTTGATTTCGCGCAGCTCCGGATCGGCGATGCGCAGGACCGCGTCGAGGCGCTGGCGCAGTGGTTCGAGATCGGAGGCCACTGCTCTGGCAAGGGCTTCTGCCTGGGCCGCTTCATTTGCGATTTCCGACTGCTTGCGCAGGGCCACCGGATTTACGAGCGATGGGTCGGTGGGTGCTGCGGGAGCTGCGGGCGCCTGCAGGAGTTCGTCCGAAGCATCGGGAACTGGGCGGCCGTAGAATTCCAGCCGGTTCTGCAACGCGAGCGGCGCGCCGGCGCTAAGCAGGAATTCATCCACCTTCAATTCCAGTTCGAGATTCTTTTTCTCGGGGACCGTGATCTTGAGGTAAGCCAGGCATTCGACGCCGGGACCGAAGGTGTATTCGAGGACCTGCTCGGAAATGCGGTTCAGCGTTTCGCTGATCCATTGCGCATCGTCGGTTTCGAGCACGGCGGTTTCGTCGCCTTGAAGTGTCGCGCCGACGGAATCCTTCTGCGACGAAGTGCCGAGGTCGCCGCCGCGCCAGAGCCGCGTCATCTCCTGATCCATGCGTTCGACCAGCGGTTCGAACGGCTGATTGCCCTGGGTCTTGGTCTCGACCAGGTCAATCGAGGCGGAGGAATTGCAGACGGCCGCCCAATCGGTGGCGAAGCCAGCTAACGCATCCTTCATCGCGTTCCACTCCGGCGAATCAATGCCGGCATCTGTCTTGCCGAGCAGGCCGGGCAGGCCGAACTTTTCGGAGAACGCGACCCAGTCCTTCAGCGACATGTGCTTGAAGATGTAGGCAACCGAGCAGGCTTCCATGATGCCGTCGCCCACGGTGACGAGCCATTGCTCGGGCGGCATGTCGATGCCTTGCAGTGCGAATTCCTGTTGGAGAAAACGCAGCCGGCCGGTCGTCCCTTCAAACCACCAGAGCGGACAGAAAACAAATTGCGCGGTCAGACCATTGGGCGAAGGCTGCCAGACGATTTCATGGACGGCGTAACGCTTGCCGACCGCATCCATCATTTGCCGGACGAGGAGCGAGAGGCCGCCCTGCTCGTTGGGTTCGAGCGCGGAGGTCGCCGAGACGTTGTTGAAGAAGTATTCGAGAACTTCCTTCTGCTTTTGCGCCTCGGGCGTGTCGTCGGTGACTAAAATCTCCCAGCCGCGCCGGGCGACGGCTTTCTTCCGTTTCGGTGCAACCGTCTGCAACCGGGTGTCGCGCCGCTCCATGGCGTCCCAGGTGATCGCCAGCTCGCGGAAGTAACCAAGCCGGAATTGGTCGAGATAACGCGAAAGGAGGTCCGGCGTCAGGTTGCGGATCGGGTTGAAGCGCGACCGGATGGAAAGCAGGACCCTTTCCGGCGTGGCGACCGATTGCTTCGGCAGGATGGCAACAGCGGCCTCAGCCACGAGGCACCTCCAAACCGGGCAAAAATTTCCCATCATGACGACCGCGGCTTGCAAATCCTTGGTCGCTGCGCCGTGCCGCGCCTATTGTGCAGGCATCTTGCGTCGCCGACGCGGGCATGACCGCAGCTTTTACGTCCTGGGGCATTTGTGCGCGAATCGTCATTTCGGGGTGATGATGAACTCGGGGAAGGTTTGGCCGCCGTGAGTGCGGACATTCAGTGCCCGGTTTTCGGTCTGAGTGACCCGTATGCGGCAGCCTTTGAAGAGCCGGCGATTGTCTTCGCTGCCGTTCACCGTCAGCAACCATTTGCCGCGGACGGCCGCCAGGCGCTCTCGCAGCTCCTTCATTTGCTCGGGCGTCCAAGCCGAGTAGGTCTTCAGCTTCGAGCCGACATAGGGCGGATCGAGGAAGAAAAACGTCCCCGCTGAATCATAGAGCTTGAGGATGCGTTCGTATGGCAGATGCTCGATGGTCACGCGGTCGAGCCGCTTGTGTGCCTCGCCGAGAAGGGCCGCGTTGCCCTCGCGCGAAAATCCGCCGCCGCCCCCGCCGGTCCTCGAAATGGCAAAATCCTTCATGTTCGAACCGAAGGAGGTTTTGTTGCGGGCGAGGAAACGGACTGCGCGCTGGATTTCGGTCAGGCCCGGCTGCTGCAGGAAGTCGCTCAGGTTTTTGCGCGAGCCGAGGATGAAATCCACTTCGCGAAGAATTTCCGGCAGGTGATATTGGACATTGCGATAGAGCGCGATCAGGTCACCGTTGATGTCGTTGATGACTTCGACCTTGCTGCGTTCCTTCGCCAGCAGCAGCGCGAGGCCGCCGCCGAAGGGCTCGACGTAACAGATATGCGGTTTGATCAGCGGCATCAACTTCGGCAGCAGCCGGCTCTTGCCGCCGGGCCAGCGAAGGATCGGTTTGGTGCGCGTCATACCAGGAGCCCCTGTCTTCGGTTGATGCGTGAAGGATTGCGGCCGGGAATAATGACCGGCGTATAAGTGAATGGGCCGCTCTTACCGATCAACTCATGGACCGCCAGTTTGCTCGCGTCGAAAGTGTCGCCGTGCCAGCCTTCGGGCGAAGGTTCGCAAACAAACTTCCCGCGATCCTTCCGGACCAGGCGATGGTCCATCTTCACATAAGATTGAGGCGGCAGCGTGAGATGGTTATCATCGAGGATGCCGACGTATTGGCTGCCGAGGTATTCCTTCCAGTTCGTCGGCTTGTCGAGGCCCGGTTTTTCAAAGCTCTCGCTGGCGACGATCAAATGGACCGGGAGAATGTTCCGAAACTTTTTGCGAACCGCCTCGGCGAAGTATTTCTCGTTGGTCGCGTCAATCGCCAGGCCGCGCGGCCGGCCGCCCGGCCGGGCCGAGGCAATGCGAATGAGCGCCTCGATGCGTTCCATCGCCACATCCGGATCGCGCGTCTTCCAGGCGAAGATGGCGCGGACCAGGATTTCCGCGCCTTCCTGTTCGGCAATGGAAAATGCGGAGGGATTGCTCGTCTCGTTCGTCGTCGTGGCGACATCCAGCCCGAGCCCAATGCGGTTGGCCGGGTGAATATTTTTCGCGAGCCAATTGAGCCCGGCCAGAAAATCCGCGTCGTCCTCGATCTGGAAACATTCGCATTTGCCGACTCCGCGTTCCTGGGCAACTCCCATCAGCGCCAGGTCGCAAGCCGCGGTCCCGCCGATGACAAACTTGCAGCCATAATTGCGGTCCCAGGCATCCTTGTCGTGCGCTCTCCGGCGATGCTCCGCGGGCGTGAGTGGCTCGCCCTTGTCGGAATCGTAAACCTCGACGCCGTCAGCGAAAGCGTCAAATGCGTCCACGCGCAGGACCGTGATTCCGAGTTCGCTCTCATAAACGTTTCCAGCCGGGTCCACTGGAAAAATGGAGCCGGGCGGCGGCGCGAGAAATTCAAAGGAGAAATGCGTGTCATCGGGCGGCGGCGTGGTGATCAGGATGCAGCGGTAAGTGCGGTTGCTGACAATGATCGGCTCGATGGCTTCCCAGACTTCGCGAAAGTTTTTAACCCGGCCGATTTCGTCGCAGATCAGATCGCCGGTTTCGCCGACCGTGTCCGGCAGCAGCGCGACGACTTTGGTCCGGGAATAACTGCCGGCCGTGTGGTAGTAGCGAAATTCCAGGCGTTGCGCCTCGAAAAGTTCGGCGAAGGCATCGGCGTCGAGCTTGTCCGGAACTTTTTCGACATCCACCTGGGCGACCTGCAGCCGTTTGCCGTTGGCCTGCAGCTCGGCCTGGAAGGAGCGAATGCCTTCCTGGATCACGAAGGCCTCCTTGCGAACGATTTCACGCGCGAGGTTGAGCTTGGCGCTGCCGAAGATGATGGTGTGATCCTTGCGCTTCATCATTTTCTTGAGCGCGATCTTGGAGACGACCGTCGTCTTGCCGTATTGGCGGCGCATGACGCCGGCACAGATGCGGTGCTCCTCGACCAGTTTGAAAAACCGGCGCTGGCCCTGGCGCATTTCGAGTGCGCTCAATCCCAATCCTCCTTGAAAATGTGACGGCCGAGGGCTTCGGTCTTGGCATCGTTCGAGTCGTCGCCCGCCAGGGTTTCCCGGACCTTCGTGTCCGAATACCATTTGATGAAGTTCCCGATTTCTTTCCGATTGATCGCACGCCTCGCCGTGGCGGCCATGCTGTCGCGTGTTCCTTCCCTGCGGATGCGAACCCATTCGAGGTTGTCCTGGCGTTTGATGGCGAGCTTCAGAAACATCAGGTCGCCAGCTTCGTTGACCTTCTCCTTGGAAAGCGCCGGATCGTAGTCCTCCAGCCATTCCTTGAATTGGTCGGTAAGCTCCTTGTCCTGCTTCCATAGCTGGCGCGCTTCCCACCAGTTGCGAAATTCCGACAAGGCACCAGCAGAGGTTTGGAAGCCATCGGCCGCAAGCTGCTTGCGCGTTTCCTCGATGCTGCGGGTGTTGAGCCAATCGATGATTTGCGCCTGCCGTTCCGCCGGCAGCATTTGCAATGGCGAATTCGCGTTGGGCTTTTTGGGTGTATTCATTCATCGGTTCGCCAGATCGGCATAAAGCGCCCGGCCGTCCTCGGTGATTTCCCAAAGGTCCATTTCGCGGGCGATTTTGTTCTCCGACTGCTTGACCAGGCCCTTCTCGCGCAGTTGCCCGAGTTCCGTCGCAACGCCGCTCGCGTCGAGGTTGAAGCCGTCGCCGCGAAGATATTGAACGATCAGCATGCGGGGGATTGCCGCGGGCCAGCTCACATCGAGATAACGCAGGAGGCAGAGCCTGACCTGCTCGCGCATTTTGGGTTCCAGATTCATGTCAACGTTCCTTGTGGCGATCCAATGCGCCGGCGTTTTTGAGGGTGGCGATGACGCGTTCGGGCATGTTCTCGATCCGGTCCTCGATATGACGCGTCTGGGCGATGGTGTCGCCCTTCAATTCCTGGCGGACGCTGTCGATCTTCTCGTAGAGATCGTTGCCGCGGACGCGGCCTTCCTCGCGCAGGTTCTCGATGTCCTCCTTCTGCGCCCTGGCCAGGTCATCGACGCTTTGCTCGACGCGGACGACGCGCCGGGTCAAATCCATATGCGATTGGCCGAGCTGCTCGTTCGGCGGATGCGGAGCTTTGCCGCGAATATCTTTGACCAAGCCAAAGATTTGTTTGGCTGCGACGCAGAGCGCGGCGAAGCCGACCACGAGCCAGCCGATGGCTTCATGGCTTGTCGGCGCGGGCAGTTGGGCGAGGAGGATGTTCATAATCAGTTGAAGTGCCGTCGTCGCATGTAGCCACCAGTCATTAGATGCATCCAATCCTTGGGCTCGCTTATGCAGGCCAGCCTCGGCCGGCGGGGACGGGCGTTTGCACGCGGCGATTCAGCTCGCGAGCTGCCGTCCCCGGCCTCGACTTCCCCCTTCGGAGCCTGGTCGAGGACTTTTTCGTTTTTTTGGAATGTGTCTCTCACCAAAAAAATGTTAGGCGGCCTTGGGCGGATCGGGGACCAATGCATCCTCGGCGTGGAGCATTTCGCCGATTGTGTAAGTGGGAGCATTCTGCAATTGCTGCGCCGGAATGACCTGGCCATTGCAAGACGTGCTGCCCGGTTCGATGGCGATCAGGATTCCGGAAATGATCCGGCCCTTCCAATCGCGGCCAATGACCTGGTCGCCGACTTTTGCTTCTCTGCCGTTTTTGTAGTGCATGACGCTGCCTTTCGTTGGGGTTGATCAGGATTTGGGAGCCGGCGTGAGTGGAGCGGCGGCGTCGCGCAGAAGGTTCTGCGCGGTCTGGTCAGCGCCGCTCGGGTCCACGGTTGCGTCCACGAGCTTCGCAATCTCGTTCGCGAGCTGCGCGTCGTTCTGGTGTTTCATCATCCAGTTGTCGAACGTCAGCGCGAGCTGCGCGCCGTTCGGTTGCGCGAAGATGACGCTGCGCGCGGTCTCGACGATCTGCGCGAGGTTTTTACTCACGGCCTGGCCGCTGCGGAGCGAGCCCCAGAGTTTCAGCAATCCAAGCAGCCCGAGCGTGACTGCGCCGCCGACGCCAGGCAGCGCATAATTGGTAAGCGTGCCGATATTTGAAGCCGTCGCTTCGGCATTCGCGTTCGGCACCATGACGTAATTCGTTTTAAAAACGACGACCGGGACCTCGACAAAGTTGGTGACTGCGGCGACCGCGACTCCATTCGCGTTGGTGGAAATAGTCACGCGCGCCTGCACATTGGTGGAAGCGACCGGAGTGACGTTCGTCGTGATGGTGAAATAGCGTTGCTCCGTCGCGGAAGGCGGGCGATCCGGGTTGATGAGGCCGCAGCCGGCGATGAGCAGGACGGCCACGGCGAAGGAACCTAAAATGAATCCGACCAGGAATTTTGAATTTTTCATTTTTATTTTGTGGGGTTGTTGAGGTAGTAACCGGCGCGGGTGCTGATGAAAGTTCCGGGGCGTGAAATGAATGCGGAATGCAGCCAGCCGCCGTCCGGCGGGTAAGGTGCAGCGGCGATGCGGACCCATTGCGACGGCGGTGCAATGTTGGTTGAAACCTCGATGAAGGCGGTCCACGAAAGCGAAGGGCTCGGGTTGGTGACGAAAAACCAGTCGATCTGGTTGGTGATTACTTGCGCGGGGCCAATGGCGGCGCTGCTAAGCTCCGGCCTGAAGATTGAAGATTGAAGATTGCCTGGGACTGGAGGCGCTGCGGGGAGCATGACTTGCGCCTTGCTGTTATGGGCCGCAAGGGTTAAAAGGAAAATGGCCGTGAGGATCGCGAGGAACCAACCGGTCGAGTGAGGACGCGGGAAGTAGGAGCGATGGCCGTCACGGCCAAAAGAATCAAATTCGGATTTTAGTTTTGATTTGCGCTGCTCACTCGACATGCGAGCGAGAGTGCGCAGGAAGAAGACTAAGGGGCTATGTCACCTTGAACGGTTTGGATGGAATGGAGGGAATTGTTACCGCTTGAGCGTCATTGCCTTTTTCAGATTTTCTCTCTGCAATTCTTCCTCGCGATTCAAAACCCGTTGCGCGCCCTCCTGATCGCCAAGTTCTAATTGCTTTCGCATCGGAAGAATGAGAGCGGTTTCCAGGATGGCGAGTTCGGACCAGAGGGCATGTGCCCGATCCGCAAGCGCGATGCCTTCGTCCGTGATTTGCTTCGTAAGGCTTGAATGGTGCTTCACCATCTCGATCCACAGGTTCTGCTCGATTGGTGGATTATCACCGGTCTCGCGTGCATTCGCAATTTTGGCGTTTAGGAAGTTCATGTTCTTATTCAATGCCTCCCATTCTGCATTGAGCCGCTGAAGATTGATTCGTTTTGGCCAGAGCTCGGTAGCGGCCGCAAAATGGGCCTGCTCAAATTTATAGCTCTTCTCGATTGTCTCCTCGTCGCCGACGAGCCGTAGCTTCATGGTAGCCGCGGAGTGCCCTTTGCTCATGGCCAATAATTCCTCATCGGTCACCTTGATAGATGCCATCCGCAGAATCGCGGTAAGCGCTTCATTATTTTCGGCGGCAGCCTCCAGGAAAACGGTGCGGCGCATATCGGCTATTCTTGCAATGCGCTCCTTCTGATTCTCGCGCCTCAATGTATACCAGGTCGTGAAGAAGACCATCGCGCCACCTGTCAGCGTTTGAAAAAAAGCATCGAGATTCATGGTGTCCGAATTTAGCCCATGGGAAGCGCGGCTCAATTACAAATTGCCGACAGTTTTCCACCGGGTTATTCCCCGCCGAACTCGGGGTCCCTGGTGGCGTCGCGATAGGCGATGACGGATTCCAGCTCGAAGACACGCTTGCCCTTCTTTTCGCTGAGCCAGCGCCATCGGAGGATGCGCTGGGCCTGGGGTTGATCGAGCATGTAGTTCAGGTTCGCGCGGGAGACGCTTAGGATTTTCGCGGCCTGCTTCGAGGTGATCTCGTTGACCGGCTTCCTGGGCGTGATGGTGAAGCCGCCAAGGCCGTTCGCGGTCACGTCGGCGAACAGAAGCGTCTGGGCGGGATCATTGAAAGCCTTCCGGGTCATCGGCGAGGTGCCCGTGCGGAAGCACCGCGTTCGGCGCGTTTCATTTCCTCATCGAGCGCGGCGCGGCGCCAGAGGATGTAGTTGTGGATCTTCGGCCATTTGGCGATCCAGTCCTGGCCATCGAGCCAGTCGAGGTAACCGGGCGGGACGAAGCTCATCGGTGTGCCCTTGTGTTTGCCGAACGGCATCGGGTCCTCGTCGCCGAGACAGTTCGCGGGTTTGGGTTGGGTGAACTTGCTCATGTGTTCATTCAGCGGGTTGGCGGGCGAACCAGATTTTGTCGGCGGCGACGACGCGGGCTTCCATTTCAGCGGATTGGCTGAGCATCCAGTTGCGCCAGTGATTGAATTCATCGCGGGTCATTTCGCCGATGAGCTTGTAGCCGCGCTGGCCGCCGGCGATGCGGCCCTTGCTCGCGGCCGCGAGTGCGCGGATTTTTCGGTCGCCCCAGCGCACTTCCGTGGCTTGGAATATTTCCTCGATGATCTGGCCGGCGGTGAGCCAGTCGCGCCCGGCGAGCAGATTCTCCAGGAAGGCGATGTTCGGATCGTCCTCGGCGATCTGGAAGAAGTTCAGCTCCTGTTGGGCGGTGCTCATTTTGTTTTAACGCAAAGGCGCAGAGGCGCAGAGACGCGAAGGGGAACCAAGAAAGTGCACGGATTCCGGCGGACGGCGATAGGTGGCTCCGCGTGACATGCATCTGATCGGCTTGGCCCAAACGAATATTCTCCCGGTGCCATCAAGTGCGCGCGTTGGGCCTGAGGTGACTTCCCATTCCCAAATCCCTCGATGGATATAAGCTGCCATGAATTTTTCACCGATCATCTCTGCGTCTTTGCGGCTTTGCGACTTTGCGTTGATGGTTGTGGCGCCCTCATTTCAAAAAGGTTCCTCGACATGGGCGTGATGGACGGGACGGTGGAACTCGGCGCGGCGGTTTTTCAACGTGCGGACCAGGCTATGGAGTTTCGCCAATGGCAATGACTCATAGTCCATGGTCAGGAAATACTCGGTCTCCTGGCGCAGGAAATAATTGACGAGGGCGAGCGGCGCATGCTTGACGGAGTTGAGCATGCGCCGGCGCTGGCCCGGATCGTCCGGCAGCGTGAGCGCGCAGGGAACTTTGAGATGCCGGCAGCGGGCGATCTCGGCTTTGACGCGGTCATATTCCTTGTAGGCGGCGTAATCCTTCCCGGCCGTCAGGTCCGCGGGCTCGATGAGTAATCGGAAAAGCACCAGCACGCGGTCGAGATCGGCGTTGTCGAACTGCGTGAGGCTCTTGGGCCGGGCGAGCATGTCGCAATAAGCGCCTTTGCGAAGGTGGTCAGCGACCACCGGCCTATTGCCCTGGCGAGCAAGCATCTCGGCGAAGGCCCAGACGGTGCGGTGATAATCGGAAGTATTGCGCGTGAGCTGCGCTTCGTCCGCCACGCGGCCGCCAACATCATGCCAGTGATTTTTGCGGCAGACTTCGCCCCAGAGTCTCCAATGCAATGGCGTTTGGAATTCCGAGAGCATGGGTCAGGCTTCTGGATCGCGCGGGACGGAGATTTCACCGCGGAGTTTTTGCCAGTCGCTTTCCTTCTGGCTGACGCCGGCGCCGGCGGGCGGTTTGGTGGCAGCCAGGCCGAAAAGTTTGGTCCGGGTGAAGTGACCATGCGAAACCCGTTCGAGCTTGCCCTTGCCGTAGAGCTGCGTGAGCACATTGCTGGCTTTCTTCAAATACACTACAGCCGCCTGGGCGAGTGCTGGCGCGGTGATCGGCTCGGGCATTTTGGCCATGACGCCCATGATTCGGATGGTCTCGGGATGGGTCTTGCCCCAGCCGGGTGCTTGCGCACGGCCACCTTGCTGCGACGCTGAAGCGATTGCGGGCGTCTGCACCTTGGGCGGACGGCCGCGGCGATGGGCATGGTTGACGCGTTCGCCGACCGGGTGCTTGCGCGGAGTATATTTGCGGATGGTCTTCACTTTGCCGTTAATGGGCTGCCCCCCCCCCGAACATTTTCTCCGCGCTGGCGATGAGGGTTTTCAGTTCTTCGAGTTCAGCGGTCCGCCTGGCGAGGAGCTGATGCATTACTGCGACGATGTCGGTGTCGTTCATGATGTTTTGGTTTGTTGATTTGTTAGCGAGCTGGGAATCAAGCCCATGGCCTGGAGGCCGGATTCGGCGCGGGCGTGGAGGGCGGTGAAGCGGTCGGCGAAGCGATGATCATTGACGAGCCGGTATTCCGCGTTGCGCAGCGCATGGGATACGCAGGTGCCGCGGCGTTTCAGGGAGATCCCGAGTTCATCGTTCGTCAGGCCGCTGAATTCCTTGCTGAGCAACAGGAGGCAAAGCCAGGGATCGTGGAACGGGCCGGCGATGCGCTTTTTATCGAAGCAGGTTTCCTCGACGCCAAAGGTCCGCGCCGCCAACGGACGCAGGACCGCGAAGAGGGTCTGCATTTGACCCTCGTTAAGCCGGGGCCGGCTCTGGATGCGCGCATCGAGTTCGCGCCGAATGGGCCGGGACCCCTGGAGGGAGGGTTGTGGCACGGGCAATTGGGCATCCGGCCGGACGGCGCAAAGGCCCTTGCTCATGCAGCGCTCGATGAAGCGGCGGTTGTCAACCGGGAGATTTTCGAGCGGATTGAACGTGAGTGTTTTCATGGTGGCAGTGCGCAAGCACTTCATGGCAATTGGAGTTTGAGGAAAATGCGGGCCAGCCAGTTCTCGGCGCGTTCGATGTGATGGGCGAACCACACCAGGCCCAACGAATCGAACAGCGCGGCGACCAGGCAGAGGAGGAAGCCCACGATGCAAATTGGAATCAGGAGGAGGATTCTCACGCGGCCTCCTTTTCCAATCGGCGCAGGCGGGATTCGGCGGCTTTGCGGGCGGTCGGTTTGGTGCAGGCGTCTGCAATGATGAGTTTGAGGACCGGGATGTTGGAGACGCCGACGGTGCAGACCTGGTCTTCGCAGGAGCAACAGATGCAAGGCACCTTCTGCCCTGCATAAGCGCGATGAGCCCAGATGCCATGCTCCGCGGCGAGGATCGCGCGCTCGCGTTGATGGTCCGAGAGCGGCTCGCGATTATTCGCCCGGCAATGATGCGCGCGCAGTCCGCGCGCGGAGAAGCCGCTGCGACCGCATAGCAGGCAGGTGATGAGGAGTTCGCTCATGCAGCCTCCGGGGCTGGAATTGTCAGAGCCTCCTCACGTCGGCTGCTACAATTGAGGTTTAGGAATCGGTCGAGCTGATCGACGGTGCTGAAGGTGATGGTCGCGCGGTAATAGTGGACCTGGATGGGACCGCCGGGCTTCGTCTCGATGCCGAGCAAGTTGTCCAGCGGTTGCGCGGCTTGCAGGGCGGCGAGCAAGGCGGAGAAAGGTGCCGGTGCGGAAGCACTCATGCGGCCTCCTTGACGACGGTTTGGTCGGCGATTTTGGATTTGGGGCGGATGAAGAATTGTTCATCGCGCTCGAATTTGATGCCGGCCGCGAGTTGTTTTTTGTCATCGAGTTCGGCCTGGTCGCGCAGCAGCGCCTCCTTGTCGAGCTTGGGATCGCCATCCTTGACATAGGTGCCGCCCCAATCGAGGTCCTGCAAACGGCCGATGACTTCCTTCCAGGTGATTTTCTTGCGGCCGGTCTCCACGCGCCAGGGCGTGAATTCATAGCCGATGATCGCCGTGAGTGTGTCGCGGCTTTTCTTGTCCGTGAATAGTTCGGCGCGATGGGCTTCGCAATAATCCTGGACGGCGTTCTCGGCGGCGTTGAGTTGCTCATGCAGGGTGCCAATCGGTTCGGCGAACAGCTTTTCGACGGCGGCTTTTTGCTGCTCCATGGCCGCCATGTTCGCGACGATGGCGACTTTGAGCCGGATGACCTCGGCGACCTGGGCATCGAGCGATTCCGGGCTGGTGATTTTGATGGTCTTCATTTTACTTTCCTCTGTTGCTTCCCGGCCGGGATCGGAGACGGCTTCCCGACTTCGAGTCGGGACAGACGGTTTGATTCCTCCGTGGAAATTGTTTTCATGGATTGCCCCCCCCATTCTTGATTTTCAGGCAGGCGGCGCAGTTGATGTCGTCGGCGAGGTCCTCCTGGAATTGAGCCGTGCGGGCGCCGTGGCCACCGCCGCAGAGCGGACGGCCGTCCTCGCGGATCGCATGCCGTCGGACGCGCTTCTTGTCTCGGGTGAGGGTGCTCATGCTCAATACCTGGCTCGCTCGCCGATGAGAACGACGCTCGGCTTGCTGCGGATTGATCTGTCGCTGAACGCACGTTGCTTGATGTCGCAATATTCGTAACCACGATCCTGGTGGGTGAGCAGCGAATCCCTCGCGTGGTCGCTTTTGATGATGACAACCTCGGAGTTCAGGTCTTCCTGAATTAGTTGTGAGATGAGTTCGCGGACAGTCATTTGCCCTCCGAGGTTTTGATGAGTTGTTTGACGATGTGATCGGCGTGATCGGGGCAAAAGCATCCGCCCTTGGAAATATGCCAACCGGCGTCGCGTGCGGCGATGACGGCGAGGTTCACGCTCTCCCATGTCGAATTGGAAACCGTCTTGGCCCAAAGTTCCGGGCAGCGCGGGAAATCGCAGGAGAAGGTGTATTCGGCGGTGATCATGGCTGGTTCTCCCTGATATGCTCGCAGACGCCATCGGCATCGGGTGGTCCCCAGGTGCGGGCCTGGTTGATCCGGAATTTGGCGACGGCGGCTTCGAAGAGCATGTTGGCGTCCACCTGGCTCTTGCGGGCGATGTCCAGGAGGAGGAGGAAGCAATCAGCCATTTCGCTTTTGTCGTTGGGATTCTTCAGCAGCTCGTGCGCCTCGCGGATGAAGTGCTTGATCTTCGATTGCACAGTCTGAGCGCCGAAGGTTTTCTCGGCCCATTTCTGCTGGGCGAGTTGGAGCTGGCGGAGGTCTTCGATTTGGCGGCTCATGGCGTGACCTCCTCCGCGATGAATTCGTCCTGGCGGACTTCCTTGGTGCCAACGCTGACGAGTGTCGAATCGGGGAAGCTTTCCTGGAAGTGCACGGTCAAGGGATTGGCGGCATTGGTGTCGCGCATCAGGACCAACGCGACCGCGTTAAGATGGCCGACGCATTCGGCTGCTTCTTTGGCGCTCACTCGACCTCCTTGATTTGAGCGGCGGCGGTGCCGAGGACTTCGCGGAGGTGGCCCATGTTCAGTTTCGTGTTGCGTTTCGCGGCGCGGCGCTGGGCTTTTTCGATGACGCTGTAGAGGACGCGGTCGCGGCCGGGGAGTTGCGCGATTTGCAGGAGTTCGCCGGCGTGGCGTTCAGGGAGCTTGATGGATTCGCAAACGGTTTTGGCGTCTTCGAGGCTCATGTATTCGGGCACCTGCAGGAATTCGTGGGCGCCGCCGCAGCGGCCGGTGAACTGTTCGAGGTAGCCGTTGCTCATGGCGTTGCGCATGCGGTCGGAGAATTCGACGCTGACGACCATGACGACGGCGCAATCGGTATCCTCCTGGAGTTTCTGGATGTCCGACCAGATGTCCTGGTCCCAGCCGCGGCGGGCAACATACATGCGCTGGAAATTATCGAGGATAAGGCAGGTGGTTTCGTTGACCATGGAGGCGATCTGGGCGCGGAGCTGGGCGGTGTTGCCGGCGCAGCGGTTGGAGAATTTCTCGGCGATGCCTTTCAGGAACTCGCCGCGATTGGGCGAGGCGGGGCATTCGACGTGGTGGACGGTGCGGTGCCCGTCCTGGTGAACGTAATGTTTGCAGCTCGCGGTTTTGCTGCGGCCGGTGGGTCCCCAGATGAGGGCGAACTTAGCGACGGCGCCGGGCGCGCGCACGGCGTCGATCTTGTTCCGGGTTTCCTCCCAGGTCTCCAGCTCGATGAAGGGGAGGCGACCGCCGCGATCCATGCGGGCCTCTTCCTTGCCCAGGGCGTCGGCGATCTGAATGATGGTCTTATCCTTGACGACTGGCGAATCGAGGCGTTCTCCGGTGTTGCCGTTGACGTATAGGTAGCCTTTGAGGATTTTGGCGAAGTTGGAATCAACGGTCGGGAAGCCGAGCTTGCTGGTTTTATCGGCGAGGAGTTTGACCTGGCTGTTGCAGCGGCGCCGCAGGAATCCGGCGATGCGCAGGACGGCGTCGCGGACGTCCGCGGGGTAATCGATGGTGCGGAGATTGAGGTTGGTGACGTCGAGGAGGATTTCCCGGCGGTCCTTGCCGCCGATGATGCGCCGGCCTTCGGCTTCGGCGAGGGATTCTTGTTCGGTCATAATGCTGCCTGCGTTTTTCCCCGAAGGGAGGTTGTGGTTGTGGAGGTTGATTAATCGTTGCGGCTCAATCGGACAAAAGCTCGCGCGCGAGTTCGGCGTCTTCGGCGGAACGGGCGCGGCGTTGCTGTAGCTGCGCTGCGGTAAGCTCCACGCGCATGCGCGGGCGCGCGGGCGCGGGTGTTACCGCACGGGCACCAGCGGGCTGCGGAGAGCCCGCCCTGCCCTCCACCGTGGCTACATTGCCCTTGCCGTCGCGCGCGGTGGCGGCGCGGAACTGAGGGAGGCCGACCGCGCGGAAGGCGGTCCGGACAAATTTGTTGTAAGTCTTGCGGGCCTGCAGGCCGGGTTCGCCCTGGCGCTCTTCTCGGTGGCGGAAATCGAAGCGCGGGGCGGGCAGCATGAAGTCCGCCATGCCGATCAATTGCCCGATGGGCCAGCGTTCCCAATTCGCGCTGGAGGTTTCTCGGTTGTAGATGGCCGCGCCGAGGGTTGGCTCGGCCGGATCAAATTTGACATAAAGCCGGTAGCCGGAGCCAAGGGCGGCGAAGAGCGTCGGATTTGTGAAATCGTAGGGCTCGCCGTCAACGGTCGCGGTGACGCGGCCGCCGCGGATCATGAGCTCGTGCTTGTGAGGCAGGAACGAGGGCAGGTCCGACGCGGACAGGGGCGAGAGGACGGGATAACCTGAAGAGGGGAAATCGCGGTTGTCGATCCATTCCATCGCGCGCGTGAGGGTGTCCGCGCGGGCGTCCATCTCGGCAAAGCCAAGGCTCGCGACATCGTGACTGCCGGCATGCGCGCGGCGCAGTGCCTTGGCGCCCTTTTCGAATTCGCCGGCGTGGCGACCGATATTGATTTGCTCGGGCGAGAAAGTCGGCAGGACGCGCTGGAGATAATTGAAGGCGCCTTCGATTTCCTTCCCGCGCGGTGTGTGCGTGTAAATGATCTCGATGCCGAGGGAGCGAAGTCCGTCCTGGAGCAGCTTGCGCTCCAGGCCTTCCATCTCCGGGCGCTCGAACGTTTCTTCAACGAGCTCGCCAGCGGTGGTGACGCGGAAGCCGGCGATGACGTTGGCCTTCCAGACGGATTGCTCGAAAACAATTCCGCGGCGCGGTTTGCCTTTGGCCTGCATCAGCCGGCGGATGAAGCGAAGGATGATGGCGGCGGTGTAGGAATCGCGCGACGTGCCGACGAGCTCAACGCCGAGCCAGCGACGGGTGATGTCGTAGCCGTAGAGGCCCTGGCGACCGACCATTTTTTTCCCGTCGGGACCGAGGAACCAGAAGGGCTGGTTGTCCGACATGTCGTCGAAAACCCACCAGTCGCCGGCTGCGATCTGGCGATTGGAACCATCCGCGAGAATTTCCACGAGCTCACGCCGGCCGGTAAGGTTCGCATTGAGCGATTGATGTTTAGGACCGCGCGCGGTTTGCTCCATTTCGGGTGTGATTTTCCGGATGAGTGAGAGGAGCGGTTTCGGGAATTTTCCGGCGCGGAGCAACGGCTTGAGCGCGGGCGGGCAGAGGTCGTCATCGGCGAAGCGTTCGAGGGCGAGCGCGGCCGATCCGGAGCGGCGGTCCTTGCCCATCTCATCCGACGAGGAACCGATGGTCAGGAGGTAGAGATATTGCAGGCGCTTCTCGATTCCGGGAACGAGCGCGAGATATGCCCAGGGCGACGTCCGGCCGGAATTGCCGAAACGCGTCGCGAGGCGTTCGGCCGTGAGTTCGCCGTCCGGGAGATGGCCAAAGGTTTTATTGAGCCGCCAGAGCGTGGCGAGCGAAGTGCCGACCGCGAAGGCGATGTCTTCCAGGGGATGGCCTTTTTCGATGAGCGGCCGCGCGGCCTTGAGAATGCGCGCGCGTTCGGCGCCGAGTTCCTTGTCGCGCTCGCTCAGGATTGAGGAATCAGACTCCGCCTTTGTTTCATGAGCTACGATCTGGCCGGTGTCCGGGTCGGCCATTAAAACCCTCGCAGGGTCTCCCTGCGCAGCATGCGGCGGAATCAGATTGTTGCCGGCGGCCAGGTTGGCGCGCGCTTCATTGCCGGCGGATGAAGTCGGAACCGGAAAAGGTTTCGCGCGGTCCGCACTCTGGTCTTGTGGCCCGACCGCGCTGGCCGTCATTACATGCCCATGGGGGACGGGACTTGAATCAGACGAATCGGCGGCGCGGTCAAAATTGTTTGAGGCTTGATCCATTGTTCAGTTTTCCACTGCGTTGGATGCATTAGGGACGCCTGCACTGACCTCGTGCGAAATGACGAGGCAGGATTTCTTTTTGAACTTGCCGTTGGCTAGCGTGGCAAGGGTGAGCCGGAATTCCTCAATGTGGTCGAAGCGCAGAATGTTCGCGCAGCGCCGGCGCTCTTTGGCCCAGCCGCCCTTGACTTCAAAATAGCGGGTTTGAAAAGCCCTCATTCCCTGCCCTCCGGTTTGGCGTGGTCCTTGCGGACTGCCACCGTTTTAAATTCGCTGCGGAGTTCCTGCAGCCAGTCGGCGACGCCGGCGCAGACCTCGGGCGGCTGGCCGGCGATGACCTGGCGGATTTCCTCCAGCGCGGCCGCGCGGGCGGATTTGTCGAATTGCGACCAGTCGGAGAAACGGCCGATAAGGCTGGCAACGGATTTCCGGAGCAGGCGAATTTGATTGGCGGGCAGCCGGGACTTGCCTTTATTGCGACGCCCAGCATGGCCAGCGATGACGGCGCCGAGGCCGACCGGCCGCGCGGCTTCGTGCTCGCCGCCGATGGGCTCGGCGATGATGCGCGGCTCCATCAAAGTCTTGTAAACTTCATCGGACTCGAAGATGCGATGGACCTCGGCGGCCTCGCGGAAGAATCGCTCGCTGACGCCGATTTGGGCGGCGAGTTCCTGGATGTTCTTTGCCGTCCGGCATCCAGTGCCGGACGGAGAAACATTGGGGGTTTTACCCTTTTTGAGGTTGGCGATTGCCCGCTGCCGGGCCTCTTCGTGGGCCTCTTTGAGCAGCGGGTAAATGAGGTAAGCGCGGGCGGATTTGGTCAGGTGCGCCCGATGCATCAGATCGGCGATAATCAGGCTGGTGATGTCGCCATCGCGCGCGACCAGGCACGGGACTTCGTCGAGGTGCAGGGCGCGCGCGGCTCGCCAATGATTAACACCGAGGACAACGCGGTTCTCCGAATCAATGGTCAGCGGTTGAACGATCCCGCGCGCGCGCACGTCCGCGAGGACGGCTTCGAAGCGTGGATCGGATTCATCGAAGACGGGCAGCGCTGCCGCTGCGGTATGGCTGCGCGCCAAATCTTTGAGCGGATTCCTGGTGACGAGTTGGGTCATGGTTGGAGGGATTTACGATTTATGAGTGCTTGCGCACGGCCTCCGCGCGCCCGTGCGCGTGCGCGCGCGGCGGGTTGAAAGCGGCGCCAGGAACCGAACCGAATCGGCCAGCGGAGCGCGGCGCGGTTCGGAAAGAGATCGGGGCTGAGGTCGTCTTCGGCGTTGAAGTTCGGCACGTTGCCGGCGGTGGATTTCATTTGAGTGATTTAAGCGGTGAACGTCCGCGATGGTGTCGCGCTTGACGCACTTTCTTCGCCTATCGCGAAATGAAGCATTGCCACGCCGCCCTGGCATAGCGCAGTTAGCGCAGTTTGTTTATTCATGCGCGGCGTTCGAGGAGGTTAGGGTTGAGAGTTGAGAGAAGGCCGAGCCGGATCGCTTGCACGGGCACGAAGGGCGCGTTGAGATGGTGCGGAATCCGGCCGGCCAAGCGTTTGCATGCGGCAAAGCATTTCTCGGCGGCCTCGCGGGTTTCGCGCACGCTCTTGATGGCGGCGGCGAAACGAGGATCGACGTTGAGCGTGGAATCGGCGCGACCGGGAACGAGCTGCTGGACGAAAAGTTCCTTCATGGCTGGTTTCCTTTCGCGGCGCGCTCCAGGCGGTAGGTGAGGGATTCGAGGTTGCGGCGGATGGCGCCGCGATGGGTTCGGGCGAATTCGCGATGGTAGATGGCGTGTCTGAGGCAGCGGAAGGAGGCGACGGCGGGTTCGCTGCAGAGATGGCATAGGCCCTCGGCCTGGTGGCGGAGTTGATAGCGGCGCTGACGGGATAGTCCTTTCATTGGCCGTCCCCGCCCTTCCTGTGATGACCGTCCCCTTTCGAGTCATCGATGTTCGGCAGGTCCCGCTGCTCGGCGTCGGCCGCGTCCATGTGCTGATCGATGGTCTGGGCGATGACGCGGATTGGGTCGGTGGTCTTGAGGACGGCGACGACGGATTGCAGGACGCGACGGCGCGCCTGGATGGAATCGGGTAGTGTCTCGATGGCGTGTCGGCAAAGATATTGGACGTCGGGATAGTTCAATTGACGGTTCTCCTGGGGAGGAAGTCGCAGATGCGGCGATAAAGATTGGGGTAATCCTCGGGGAATTTGGCGGCGCGGTGGATTTGTTCGGCCGAGCATTTGAAGCGGCGGCCAATGTCCACGACGCGGAGCCCGTTGAGGCCGGCGATGTAGCGGAGGTTCTCCGCATTAACCCTGATTTCTTTGGTCTTGATTTCAGCCGCGTCTGGCATAATGTTAGGAAACTGTATATTCAGTTTCCTAACACTGTCAACAGGAAAAGTTCAGTAATCTAACATTTTATTTTGGACCCCTTAACGGAAGAGTTCATGGAGCTTTTCCGCCTGTCCGGCTGGAAGAATCAGGCCGAGGTGGCGCGGAAGCTCGATCTCACGCCCGGCGCGGTGAGCGACATCTTCTCTGGCAAGAATCCGCCGGGGAAGAGGCTGGTGAAGTATTTTCGCCTGGTGCTGTTCCATGAGCAGCCGGAGCTGCTCGGTCGCAAGGGAAACTTGACGGAAGATGCGCCGCGTGGGGATTTGCAAATATGGCGCGATCGGGCGCGAGTTGCGGAAGAAAAGCTGGAGAAATTGCGGGCTTCGTTAAGGCGCGCGCTGGATGACAGTGCGGTCGCGCCGATGAGTGAGGCAGGGGATTCGATGATGATGCTGAAAGTGGTTGGGGCTAATTCCGATCCAGAGGCGGACCAGGCGGACCAGGCGGCCGAAGCAATCCTGGGGGAGGTGGTTGAAGAGACGAAGCGTGAGGAGTCTCAATCTCATTCTGCCAGTAAAGCTGATTCAGCAGGCGGTGGAGTTTCTTATAAACCCGGCGGCGCTGGGAAGGTGAGAGGTGTGAAACCGCGCGTTCCAGGGAAGAGTTCAAAATAACTTTCATGAATTTAGCCTTTTTGCTTGTTGATGGTGACTTGAGTGGTTGGACATTGGCTGTCCATGTGAATAAGTCGGCCATCCGTGGTTTTGCGGAGCGGGAAGACGATCCCGCCCTCACTTTGTAGGACTGAAACTGGCAGAGGCTGCGGGCCTCGGCCGATAGATAGGATCAAAACGGGCAGACCCGAAACCTGAGCAGATGATGAAGCTGTCCCTCATTCATACCCTGGCGCGCGTGCTCATCATGGGAGGGCTGGCGCTCGGTATTCTGACTTTCTTCGTGACCCGCGCATTCGGCGAGATGGGCCTGGATGCCTTGGGCTTGATGGCGGTGGAGGGTTTGTGTCTCTTCGCGATTTTGATCGGAACGATTCTCCTGGTCGTGGATCGCTTGGATCGGCTGGCGCAAGTAGCGCGTCAAGCTGAGGTCGAGCGACTGGAAGAAAAGGTGGAGCGCCTGAATAAATTGGCCGAGGGCGGGGATTGGAGGAAATGAATTCAGAGCTTCCATCCTGGATGATTGTGGTCGGCTTGCTTTTTTTTGTGCCACTTGGCCTTGCAGGGATTTATGTCATCGCGGATTCGGCCTCGCCCGGAATTTGGGGAGATCGCGATTCACGGGGCGAAGAATAGGATACATTATGAGGGGTATCGGGCTGCTGCTGTTTCTGGGGATATCGTTGCACCTCGGGGCGCAAACTACATTTACTTATCAAGGCCATCTTAAAGACGGCACCAATCTCGCGAATGGGAGCTTCGATTTCCGGTTCACACTCTTTGGCGGGGGCGGCGGCGGAATTGAATTGGCCCCGAGCCAGCTGACTACACCGATCACGGTCTCGGATGGAAACTTTAATGCCGCGCTGGACTTTGGAAACGTCTTCGATGGCGGTGCGCGCTGGCTGGAAATCGGCGTGAAGCCATCCGGCAGCTTGGAGCCGTTCCAGGTGCTTTCACCACGACAGCAAATTACACCGACGCCCGAGGCGCTGCATGCCGCGAAGTCCGATGCGGCCGGAATTATTGGAGTTATTGCGCCGGCGCAATTGCCGCCTGACCTCGCCTGGCTGACTCCCGGATCGGGCGTCCTCACCATCGATCAGGGCGGGACCGGAACCAATGATGCGCGCTATGTCGGCCGCAACGTCGGCCTGTTCCAAATGTCCCCGCCCTGGGGCAACAGTGGTTACGAGGACATGAGCAATGCGACACCCGCGTTCATCGGACAGCAGGGAATTTCATGGTGGGGCAACAAGATTCCTTTTGAATGGACGGCAACCGGGACAACGCTGGGCGCATGGACGGGGAAGCACAATTTTCCTGACATTTGCAGCTTTGGTAGTCATGTGATGGCTCCGAACTATTCGGGGGATGAGTTTGAGTTTCATATTAACCGGAACCCGTTCAATCGCGACCCGCTCAATCATCGATTTTCCGCCGATGCCACGGCGCGGTTTTTCAATTGGGCTCCGACGCGCACCAGCGGAATCTTCGTCGCCAAACTGAGTTGGGATGGAAACGATACGTATATAGGGGATGCCGCGGACAATAGTTACCTGGCGTTCGGTGTCGGCGGCCCGCTCGCTGGTGAAGGCGAAGCAACCCGAGGAATGGGGTTGATCGCCATGAATGGACCCTTTGCCTTCACGTCACCGATTGGTGTCTCCGGCGACGATCCTGGAAACGGGAATCATCAGTTGATGGTGTTCGAGCCATTCTCGAAGCGCATCACGATCCCGCGCATGGTTGCAAACGTCGGCTCTTATACCAACGCGACGAATCAGAACATGGTAATTTTCGACCAGAACGATGGGGAAGTCTGGATGACGAATGCGCCTGTTCATGTCGCGGCGCTCCTCCAGGTGAGCGACCGGAATCGAAAGCAGAACCTCCGGCCGATTGATAGCTCGGCGATCCTGGCTTTGGTCGCCGGCATGCCAGTGAGTCGATGGAATTATCTGGGGCAGGGCGCGGACCACCTCGGGCCAATGGCGCAGGATTTCCGCTCGGCGTTCGGCCTGGGAAGCGACGACAAGAGTATCGCGACGATTGACGGAGAAGGCGTCGCCCTCGCCGCGATTCAGGGCTTGAACCTGAAGGTCGACGCGCTCGCGAGCGAATTGAAATGGAAAAACCGGGCAATCCTCGGCCTCCTCTTTTTTGCCGGTGTAGTGTGTGCCGTTGCGTCGAGATTTTGGAGACCGCCCCGACAATTGGGATTATGAGCATCCGAGACAATGAACAGGCAAAGGCCGTTGAGGAGCACAAGGCTGCGATGGCTGATTACCGTGAGCATTTAGTCATGGCAGAGAAGGAGATGCAGTTATTTTACGACAAAGCTGTAATGACGCTTTCCGGTGGTGCTCTCGCCTTGTCGTTTACGTTTTTGAAAGACGTCCATGTCGCGAGTCAAAACCTGATTTTTCGAGATTGGCTCGTCGCATCCTGGGTGAGTTGGGCTCTTAGCATAGGTTGCATCCTGGCGTCCTTCTTTACGAGCACGTTGGCGCTCCGCAGGGCTATTCATCAGAATGATGCGAATGAACTGATGAAGGAGACGGTCGGCGGAAAAGCTGCTTATGTGACGCAATGGCTGAACGTTATTGCAGGAGTTCTTTTCTTGATTGGGTTATTCTCTCAGATCGTCTTCATCTGTTTTAATCGTCCTTGATTATGAGCAATGAGCCACGCCCGTCGCCACCACCGCCACCACCGCCACCGCAACCTGAATCTCCTGATAAGCGAAGCGGGTATATTCCGCCACCACCGCCACCACCGCCGCCGAAAAAGTAGATTCGGCGTCCTTGACTTTGAGCGAGGGAGCTGGTGTTTAATAAAGCGGGGCCGGCTGTTGTAGCAGCCGGCCCCTGACAAACGAACCATGAACCCGTTAAGATACAATGGCCCATTTGCCGTCCGATTATTTACCGGGGGCTGACCCCTTCAACCAGCCCAAAACCCTTTTCCTGGTTGCGCCTGGCAAGGAAGGAATTTTATTGGTCCGAACTGGCGCGAAGTTTCGCTCGCGCCGCAAGCGTTTCAGTGATCCGCATGCGGCGCTGGACTGGTGTATTGCGAACCGTGCCGGCATGGTCTTCTGCCAGGCGGCCGATCCGAAGAGAAATTGACCCTCGGCATTTGCCCTGCATCGCGGCCGCCGCGCTTTTGCGGAGGGGCTGCAGCTAGGCGTGACGGCGCTTCGCCGCGGCGCCGCTCGTTTCATTTTTCAACCTTTCGATTGCCTTCACCATCATCCTTTGATCCCGCATCCGAGCGCGCTGTTTCGAGTTGGCCGTTCGTAAGTCGTTGTCTTTGAACTGGGCTTCGGGCTTTTTCGGCCTCCTTCGGGCTCTTTCAGGGAATCGCGGTTGCCGACGGACGCGGCCCAATTATTCCCACTTGTTCCCGGCTATTCCCGCGTAATCCCGGATAATCCCGCGTATGGAGATATTTTGTTTATGAGCGAAATTTTACCG